GATTATTTCCCCGAAGACTTTATCCGGATAATCAAAAAATTCGATTTGCATGTTTACGATTATTCTTATTTTGTGAGGCCGGTCTTGGCCGAGGTGCTGTCGTTTTTCATAACACGCAAAGTAAAAGGACGCAATAAACTTCGCGGGTTGAGGGCGAAGATACTGAATAAATACATAACCCCGGAACGCATCATTGATATTTTTTCGGTATTCAAACCCCAAATAATAGTCATGCCGGATATGGATCTGAACAATTACCGCAGTTATCCGTACGGTGCTTATTATATACTGAATGCCGCTAAAACTTACGGTATAAAAACCGTTGCCATGTGGCATGGCGGTTTGAGCGCAATAGATATAAGCCAAGACCGATGGGTGGAAGAACACCCAGCATACCCTTTCTGTTTTGATATGTATTTAGTCCAGAACGACCAGCAGAAAGAATGGTTTTTGAAGAGTTGGAGGAGACATGAAAAAGAACATATTCGATGACCCTGAACTTTTATACCACCCAAGCATATTAAGCAGTTCTCATATTGAACATCCGCGCCGATACGAGAATGTAATAGTTAAGTTTATAGTATGTGCCATAGAATTCGTATCTTTAGTTTTGTTAACATTCTGTGTGTTTCTCGGTTCACTGGTAGCATGTATGTGGTTACACGATAAGTGCCACGGTCCCGAAAAACAATGTAAAAAAGAAGATATCCCGTTATACCGGGATTTTCCTGTTTTAAAAATGCCGACGAACCTTACTGATAAATGGGAACCTGAAAACATGAAAAAAGCCAAAGAGTATAGAGCGAGGTTGGAATGAGAGAAATGATCACCATGATTATTTGGAATATCCTGATATGGATAGGCGGCGCGTATTTATTGATATGGGTCATGAAGGAGATGGCAAAAAAATGAAAAAAAAGAGATGGATAGACAGCTGGAACTTTATAATTTACACGTTATTCGTTTTCGTTTCGGGTGTGTTCTGGGGGCATACGTTTTTATTTATCAGAAAAGGGTGGTGTTTTATATGCAACATTTTTACGCATTTATGGACTGGTTTGATTCACTCAGCGTGGTAGCTGACATTTCGCTTATTGTGTCTTTGTTGGGGGTTATGTTTGTGTGTTATGCGATAGGACAAAACAGGAAGGAGGAGAAATGATCGACAAAAAACAGAACATATTACTACACGTTTACGCATATGGCGAGCTGATTGGGTTACTTCTGATAATCTCGCCTATCGCAAAAGACATCCTTTTGAAAGGCGCAAGAGAATGGAACGTCATATCTATCGGTACGATAGGAGTAATCGTCCAGGTAATCGGGGTGATACTTATTCTTATCGGGAAGAGGAGCGAGCATATACTTGACCAGTTAACGAGACCAAGGAGGTAAAAATGTCAGAAACGATGAAAGAATTTACGAAAGAATTTGAAGAAATGATAATAGCTATTTATGGAGTAATGCAAAGCAAAAAACTTGCCGATGCGGTAGCAACAGCTTATTGGAATATTTTTATGGCAATGACTAAAAAAGGGTTTACAACTAAAGAAGCACTTTCGATTTTAAGTCGTATGAAATTTGGACAAAGTTAACATGGAAGGAGGTAAAAGGATGAAAAAACTTAACCAAGGAGGTAAAAATGTTCGGAATATTAGCCGGTATAGCGCTTATTATCGTTAGTTTTGGTATCCTTGCGGTTTGTTTAGGGTTAGGTGATTTTTTTGAAGCCAAAGCCAATATGTCGCGGTTGTTCGATGAAGAACAAGATACTTGAAAGCGACATCCCGGCACGGATAATCGCTTATTGCCTGATTATAGGCATGATGGTTTCAGTAGTTATCGTTATAAAATGGTATATCAAAAGGTTGTTTTATGGTTTTCAAGGTTAACACGGGATTCATGCCGCCATTTGAAGGCATAATCGAGCATTTCAAAATACGCGCTAAACTTACCTACAACCATGAATGGACCAAAGAGGATCTCGCGAACTTGAAATTCGAATGCAAGAAGATGTGCCAAATCATCGAACATTTGCTTGATAAGGACCAGAAATGGAGCAGTTAAGAATCCGGACTTGCGATAGGATTTTAGAGATACTTTACGATCCTGCACAAGAGGACAAAGTAGCCGAGATCCTTAACGTTCTTCGCCTGTTTGAACGTGGGATCATAGCCAAAATCATGCAACTGATAAACGGGAAATAGGTGATAATGGACGAGATTTCCCCTAAAGAAGCGTTCGAAAACAATCTCCGCATAATGCGTAAAGGTGAGACGTATGATACGCATGAAAGACGGTTTGCTCGTCTTAAGCCGTTGAAAGCGACCATATTCCTTCTTCATCTTGCCGGATTCAGGCAAAAACAAATTGTTAATATTCTTAAAATTTCTCAAACCTACATAAGTCTATGTATCAAAGACGGTTACAAAGAATACCCCCACCTGAAAACCTTTAAAAAGTAATATTTTTTACAACTATTAGGGAAACAGTATTTTAAAGGCAGATAAAAAAACGCCAAAGGAAGATGGTGTATCTGCCTTTCCCTATATAGTTATGAAACTACCAGAGATCCGCACAAAACATAAGATAAGAGACTCCAAGATATGCTCTTTATATATCGATGGAGAGAAGACAATAGAAGAGATAGCGTCAAGTTTTAATATCTCCACAACCCGTGTCTACCAAATAGTTTACTCCAATAGAGATTTAATCCAAATCGATCAGGGATGGGAAAAGAAAAAACGTATCCGCTGGCTGCGTAACCAGATAATAAAACGCGGTGATACGAAAAAAGATTCCGCGGAACTGCAGGAACAGCTAAGAAAAGAAATCGAAGGCGACAAATCCCTGATAGACCAATCCCAACATTTACATTTATCACAGGTAACGGTGGTCATAGATGAACGAGGTAAAATTTCACCTGCACACCAACCAAGGAACCGTATTCAAAGCGGAGAACAGGTTCCGGGTACTGGTAGCAGGCCGTAGGTTCGGCAAGACTACGTTAGCGATAACAGAACTTTTAGTAAAAGCTCTTTCTCAAAACAACCAGGTTTTATGGTACGTCGCGCCGTCTTACAGGCAGGCGAAAATGATCGCTTGGCGGATGTTAAAGAACATGGTCCCCCAGGAACTAAACGCGAAGTATAACGAATCCGAGTTATCCATAACGCTTCCAAACGGAAGCTTAATAGAGCTGAAGGGTGCGGATAACGAAGACAGTTTAAAAGGCGTGGGTCTTGACGGGATGGTGATAGACGAATTCGCGACGATCTATGACAACTGGACGGTATGGTACGAAGTGTTAAGGCCGATGCTTTCTGATAGGAAAGGGTGGGCGCTTTTCATAGGCACGCCTAAAGGCAAAGACGCATTATGGGAATTGTACATGAAAGGCCAGAGGGAAGAGGACGAGTATAAAAGCTGGACTTTCAAGACATCGGATAACCCGTATATCGACCCGGCGGAAGTGGACAAAGCGAGGAAAGATTCGCCGGAAAGGTATTTCAGGCAGGAGTATGAAGCCAGTTTTGAAGATTATGTAGGGTTGGTTTGGCCGGAATACTCGAAAGATTGCGTAGTAAAACCGTTTGAGATACCTAAAGAGTGGGAGAGGTTAAGCGCAATAGATACTGCGGTAACGGGGATAACGGCGTCGCTTAAAGCCGCGGTAGATGAAGAAGGCGTACTTTACTTTTACAGCGAGTACCGCGAGGAGAACGTAAGGGTAAGCGAAGTCGCCGGGGTGATAAGGGAGAAACTGAAATGGATAATCGACCCGGACGCATTAAAGAAACAGGCTCAGAGAGACGGTTATTTGTATTCGCTGTATGACGAGTACCGGGATAACGGGATAATCGCCAAATTCGCGCAGAAAGACGTAGAAGGTGGGATAAACAGGGTTGGCGAACTTTTCAAGCAAGGCAAGATAAAGATATTCAGCACGCTTAAATGGCTGCCCTGGGAGTTGGAGCGATACCATTACGTTGAAAGCAAGGAAACGGTAAAAGGCCAGATAAAACCTGTACCGTTCAAGAAAGAAGATCATTTATGTGATTGTTTAAGGTATATCGTGATGGAACGCGTCGAGACGCATATAAACAGGGAGCAGAAAGCGCCGAAAGGCAGTGTAGCTTACGAGCTGGCGCTGGACGAGATAGAGAAAGATAACTGGAGAGCGAAATACGAGTAGGAGCGATATGTTGAAAGCCGAAGACCTAAAACTGTATAAACGCCAGGTAGAAGAGGACATTTCCACGCATAACAGCGACCTGAAAGCGAACAACGACCCTGACGAGATAATCAAGGCGTACCAGGGCAGGTTCAAAGACGGCGAGGAGACGCAGAAGGAGAACTATCTTTTCATCGCGGCGAACACTATCCTGCCGAGTTTATTCTTCCAGCTTCCCCGTATAATCGTAAGAGCCAAACGCGAAGGGCTGGA